CGCCTCCCAGGGATAGTTACCTATCTCCCACCCCCTGCCTAGTTCAGGCAGGGACCCATTGGAGCTTCAGTGTAAGGGCTCCACGCCTCACGGTCTCAGAGAGATGCTTCGCATCCGTGGCAATTCCGCCAATGATACGAAAGCACTTCAGGAGAGCTCCGTCGCCCTGTAAAGGGTCTCGAAGCCGCGTTGGTTTAGGTACAAAGGCTCGAACTTCGAACCTATGCAATGTTCTATTCCAACGATGGATGGTATTACCGCTGCTAATGGTATGCCAGCCAACTCCAGCCGAGGTATGTTCCACAAAGGGTAGTGGGGTCTTCATCATCGAATCGATGGATTCCCTTACCGCCCTAGCGGTCGACCAGTAGCCTTTTCGATAGAATTGGTTACCCATGTCAACCCATGAAACAATCTCGCGATGAGATCGTCTGCTTGCTGGACTTGTCCGGCGACAATAGACGGGTGTTATGTCTATGCCGTCGTACGCATCCATACCGCAAGACTCTCTGAACTTACCAGTCCAGAAGGACTTGCTTCTGTTGACTTTTAGCCCTATTAGGCCTAGATCAACGCATGCAGAAGGTGCCTCGTCTACAGGGATAATGATATCGTCCCCATAAACATAAACGTCGCGGCTGTACTTTAGCACAGTCGCGCCGGTAACCGCAGCCTTAGCTCTACGAATCCTGCCGGTAACCAAGGTGTTGAAGAATACCAAGGCTTCCATAGGGAAACAAAGAGCTGAACCCATAGAAGCAAACTTTGCCAAAGTGATTATTTTACCACTCGGCAATTTTGCTCTCGTGCTCCTGCACGCCTCAACCATATCCGCGAGGATAGGGCTAACGCGTAACATTCTACGCACGAGTTCTGAATGCACACGGTCGCTCGCCTCACTAAGGTCCAAAGTAGCTAAGCTACCATCAACCGAAGAGGATTGAGCAAGTGCCCGATTCACGGTCTGGTCTGTGAAATTAACACGACCACCCGTGTACCCGCCATTTTCGATTAGCGGGACGAGCCAATTGAGTAGAGCTTGCTGTGCGTACTGCATGCACACTGGCTCTATTGCAATAACACGTGGACTTTTCAGAGTCTTAGGGACGAAGACAACCCTGACGGGCTTTTCGTCACCAGGTTCGAGGAACTGAACACGCTCAAGAGGGCAGTCATCTTCGCCGAGGTTTCGCAGTGATGCGATTCCAAATTCGGTAAAGGGAAACTGCTCCTCCAAACGAGTGTGCCATGTCTTTAGCTGGTACTTGGAATTACCAAGTATTCGCTCCTGGGTCGAACCAGGGCCATGGCGGGGAACGAGCTCTGTGTACGGATCCCCTTTGGGAACCGAGCGCAGAATGTCAGAGATGACAATCGACGAGACTTTCTCAAAATCTTCAAGAAAGCTTTTGTCGAACTCGAACTCCGATAGTTCCTTCTCACAAAGGAGAAACGCCTGCTCGGCTTTTCTCTCGCGCCGTTTAGTGCACGGGAGCAAAACCTTCTTATGCAAAAGGCAAATCTGCCTTATGCACGAGATGCAGTCTTGACAAGCGTCATCCTTAAGACTACGATCAGTGTTGAATATCTTGGAAAGGAACCCCCGCAGAAATACGGGGAGACCTCGTCGCCACCGGCAAGCCGGGAACGATGTTGTTTCCAAGCGACCTTTAGAAAGGGCTTCTTCAAACCCTTTACAGAAGGACGGAAGAGTGATTGTTAAGAAACTCTCACCTTCATTCTCAACACGCCGATGGAGCGTTCTAACGTCCATCGACGGATCGACACCACACCTGATCCCGCAATCAAGCAGGATCTGTTCCGAGAGCCATACAAGGCTTTTCACGACGCCTCCTTAAAGAGGTTATCGTTCCAGGGTTTGCAGAAAAGCTAGCCCACAGCCAATGTACCAACCAACCACGACCAAGGAATGCAGATGACTTGCGTCATCTTGCAAACCAAGGTCGCGACCGGAGTAGCGATATCTGAAACAGTAAGCATGTGAATGCTCACCTATCAGGTTTCGCCACCCAACACCTTAAGCAGGTTCGCAGACGTGCACCAAGCCGTGAGGCTAAGTGCAATATCCTTGAGCTCTGCATTAGTGTAGCCAATTGGTGGTCCGTCGATGACCAGATATGCCGACGAAGAATACCGCAAATTGTTGGAAGAAGCCAGAGGATCCGCAGCGATCTTGTTCGCATCAACACGAACAGTAAATCGATTGCGCTTTCCAAAAGCACGACCAATAGTAAGCCGGTACGCATCGTCGTCTTTCTTGTACACCGAAGAACCACCGTTTCGTTCAACCGCAGGAAGCGATTGGGCTACGGCGTTGACGGTAATAGATTGTGGGTCTGCAAACATAGTGGACTCTGAAACGTTAGAGGAGTTAAGCCCATCGGCTGATGCCGAGGGCGGCGGCGATCCCCATCTGCTTGGCTGATAAGTCAGGCCAATGGAGACCGAAACCGAACGGAGAAGCAACCACCCGTGTCTTATACTGTACCTTATCGGTCGCAGTAACGTACACGAACGCATTGGGAATATAATCATTGGGGGAGCTCTTGCTCCCTTTCTGATGTACCACTGCGCTGCCTTCGTAAGTCGTCACGATTTCTCGTGTACGCATTACGAAAGCGTGGTTAGCTGTGACATTCTCGACTGCGCCAGGGGACAAGTTTGACATAACGTCTCCCAAGTTCCCAAACCAGTCAATGAGCCACGTCCACGGTATGGCGTTCCAAAGAATCTCTGGAGTCGGCACTAGGCCGAACAGAGCATTGGTAGCCTTCCGCGTCCACTGAGAACTGCCGATGTCGGGTATATAATAGCGAAAGCTACCACACGCCCAGACTTTCTGCAATGTCCTGGTAGTCTTAACGACTTGACCAGTCCCACTAGTCCAGAACGGCGGCGGGTTCGACCACCCAGAGTAGGGTGTGCCGGCTCCGCCACTTATCGTAACTGTGGAATCAGTGGTTTCTGCTATCTGTCTGCGCCTATGGATCCCATTGCCGTTATCACGGACAAGCTGTGCGAGTTTCCTATCCAAG